ACATATTACATTTTATTAATAACTGTCTATATTGCCTGTATGGTTTTAGCTAAAAGAAATAACCTACCTGAATTTGTGACAGATACTTTTTTCGCGATTGGTACAGGAATAGTAGCTTCAATGATTCGATATAAATCTTCTTAGTTGAGTAAATATCAGTTTTGTCGCACAAAAAAACTACTAACTTAATATTTTAAAGTTAGTAGTTTAAGAAATCCCAGGGACAATCAAATGCAGAATTTATAACTTATATCTCTTATTGCGATTTATGCTCATATCAATAATATAAAATATAACTAAAACAACAAAAGCAGCAAAAGCAATTTTTATACTCATTAAAGGATTAAATACATCAATCACAATCCCCACCAAGAATGGAACAGACCACATCATTATTCTTTTTCCTGAATCTCGACATATTCTCTTGGTATCAAGACCTGAATAATTCCCCGCAAGAAATAGAATCGCTGTTTTTGTGTCTTTAACTTTGTAAAAATATAATCCTAAACAAAGTAAAAGCAATGAAACAGTAAATTCAATTACAGCAATACCAATTCTCACTGTATCGCCTCCCATAATTTATTTATTAAATCTAGCATACACCAATCACTACCAACTATCAATATTAAGTTTTCAACGTACAATTTTCTTTCACAAACTCTCCACATATTTATCAAATTCCGGTCACATTTCCCCGGTATATTAATACTTGTAAAGAGGCAAACAACCTTTTATATAAATACTTTTTTTCATACTTCAGCCGGTAGGATTCCCCCGATCTTACCGGCCCCTCCCTTTTTTCAAGCAAATCTAAGCTGCGCCTGACTATCATCAATCCTCATAGTTGGCGTTCGCTCCCCTACCTTCAGATATGGACAAGCTGTATAACAAAGCTTCTCTGCCATCGGAGGAACAACGCTGTTACCGATCTTCTCAACCTGCATAGTTTTGGGATAATACCTCCCGTTTGGCATCTTAAACTCAATAACATAATCTTTCGGAAATCCCTGTCCCAGTTTCAGTTCTTCAGGCTTCAGCATTCGAAACCAGATATCAACGATCTGATATGTAACTCCGTCTATTACCACAAGGACAAGTCCGAACCGGTCCTTTGTAACAATGGTGCCTATTGGTTCGTTCAGGCTTTGTCCAATTCCATGGCCGTAATACTTAATCAGGAAAGCTGATACCAAAGCGAAATGTCCCGGAGAAGTAGTGATTGTATGTATTGGTCCATTATCACTCTGACCGGTTCCTGTTTTATAAAACTTTGAAAGAAAGCATGTTATAAGCGCATAGCGGTTCGATGTATCAATCGTCTGTATTGGTTCTTTCAAACTCTGTCCCCGTACTTCACCTTTCGCTGTTTCGGAATGATACTGTATCAGGAATGGAGCTGCCATTTTGTCCGGAAGAATAAAGCGGTTTGGATCATCGACTACAAACTTTTTAATTCCTGCAGCTATGCGACTAAGTGTTTTATCTTTCAGTGGTCGCTTCCTTGTGAATATGGAACTGCCTAAATCAGTGAAATCAATATCCTGACTGATCGGCTCCCAAGGTTTCATTCCATTTGTGCCATCCTTTGAATGAGTTCGTTCCGGCCAGACAATAGGTCTTCCATCAGATCGAAACTGTCCATACCAACGCTCTCTGGTTGTATGAGCTCCATAATCCGCAGCAACTAAAACCCGGCACTCGAACTCATAACCAAACGCTTTCATGAGTCTAATAAATTTATTGTAATACTCTCCTTCTTTGGCTTTGATCGGCCTATTGTTTTTATCCAAAGGTCCCCACTTCTGAATTTCCTTAACGTTTTCCATCATAATGACTTCCGGGACTTTTCCCGTAGCCTTCAGGATCAACTTACACTGTTTCCATACTCCCATTGGAAGAATCCGCAAACCTCTCTCAATCGGTTTGGATCCTTTCGCATTTGAATGAGACGTACAATCGGGGCTCGCCCATACAAAGCTGACTTTCTGTCCCCAGGTAAGGAACTTGTCAATTTTGACCCTCATAATATCTTCCGTGAAATGGTGCGTATATGGGTGATTGTATCTGTGCATTGCTATTGCAGCGGTATTATGATTAATTGCATAATCAAAGCATCTCCCCCATGCCATTTCGCCACCAGTACTCACCCCTCCGCCGCCGCAGAAATAATCTATAATTACATCTCTCATTTTGAAAGGAGCCAGGATATCCTGTCACGGTGGCCACCGCTCCAGCCTCCTTTCAGTTTTTAATTAACTTGTTGCTCTTCCCGGTACACATTCAAAATGTATGTGCAACTGACTTCGTCTTTTGGTAGTTATGTGCTCACAATCCCCATAGATTTCTTTTCCGCAGATATAGCAGATATAAATCTTCGGTGGAGGAGGAGCATTGGTTTTTCTTTTAGCCGGCATTCTTTTCACACCCTTTCACAATTCCGTGAACAATCTCCCGCAGCTGACCGGCATATTCAAGGACCAGATCTGCATCCTGCTGAATAAAAGCTGCCTGACTTGCTTTTTTCATAATTCCGGATTCCTTGATTGCTGAATTGATCTCCAGATATTTCTGATCCGCTTCGGCTCGTTCGATCTGTAAATCTTTAAGCGCTACATCCTGAAGGATCTCACTAGTCATGGACTGAATACTTTGTATAAGCTGTTCATATGGTTTCCTGTACTTTGTTTTCAGCGTTTCAAGAGGCACGTTCTGCTTGTTCTGCTTTAGACGCATCAACATCGATTGATACTCATCAAGGTCTACCTCTGTTAGTTTAGCTATGCCTATTGGCCCATTTTTATAAGCTTTGAAAGACAACTCGCTGATTTTCAAAAACAGATCCACCTGCTCTTTGCTTTTAAACTCAGGATAATGCCCTGGTACCATTCTGATATTACTTTCCAGTATGAGTTTTTCCGCATATTTCTTAACTTCTTCTGTCATATCATCACCTTGGTAACCGGATTTCAGGTTACTGTAACCCTTTTTGTTAACATCATAGGTTACCGCTCAAACCCTTATAAAATATAGGTTTTCTTGCTACGGTAACCCAGTAACCCACTTTTTTTAATTTCCCTACGCGCGAGACATTTTTTATAAATGATTGTTAAAATTAATACACATATTTCAAAATTATTTTTCTATATATAAGAGTGTGATTTTTTAGGTTACTGGGTTACTGTACCCTAAAAGCGCCCTCAAACCCTTATAGAATCTAGCTTTTTGCGGTAACCCCTCAAAGGTTACTCTTAGTGAAAAGGAAGCTCTTCCTGACCGTTTTCAGCCTGATCTACCTTAACAAATCCATCTTTGTCCGCATCATCATTCAATTTGAGGAATACACAGCGTACTTTGTTTCCTTTGAAACTCTTGATTTTATCCATCTTTTTACCGCTACTTTCTGCCTGTATCAGATATTTGCGGTTCGCCCATGACAGAAAAGAGGTTCTTGAAAATCCGCCCTCTTTACATAGAGCAGTAAACGCTGTCGTGTAAATAATGGCGTACCCATTTTCTATCACGCCCCACTTTTCGATGTTCTCATTCTGAATGTCAAACCGCGCAGGGTTCATAGCGACCTTGTCCAGGATAAACTGATAGCAGCGTTCATTATCAGAAAGCTCGTTCCGGTCCACCAGGACCTCTTTGGCTTCCTCCAGACTAATATACTGACTGTCCTTAAATAGATAATCCGTGGCTATTTTATCGGCAGTCAATACGATTGATAGAGACAAGCTCTGTTTCTGCATCTTTTCATCATCAGCTAGTTTCCGTGCAAATTCTTGCTGTATTTCCCTGATCTTTTCAGTTCCAAGTTCCTTTATGACCTCAACAAACTCACGACCTGCATGGCCGTAATTCCTCTTAACCAGTTCAGCTGTGTTGCCAGGGTTTTCAAAAACACGCTCTCCACACTCTATTTCAAGAATACGGTTGATTGCTCCACCCTGGGTCACATAAGAGCTTAAAGGGCGCTCTCCATTTGTCAGAATACAGTTCTTCCAATGATTCTCACGGTTCAACCCCAATTCCTTGTTAGAACGGGTTTTCCCCTTGCCAGAACAAAGATCGTAGACCAATCCCTCAAAGTTGTCCTCAATCTTCCGATTCTTTTTACTGGAATCGTCCAGGATCAGAGGAAGATTGTTCAGCAAGTCACAGATCGCTTCCAGTCCCACCTCTGTTCCTTTATAATCTTTTATGTAAGCATTCTCATCCGGATCGGCCCAAACAGAAGATGCCAGCATGAGAGATACCGTTTTACCTCCTTCAGTTTCTCCCCAAAGGTCCACAAAGTAGGGAAGTCCTCCAAGTGGCTGCACCAGTACACTGGAGAAGGCTGCAGCAAGCATAAACTTTATTTCAATTCTTCCAGCTTTCCGTAAAGCTGACACATGTTCATACCATGCTGTCCGGCTTCCGGCCTGTCCAACACTCTCATAAATCTGCCGGAAGCGGGCATCACCATCAAAGACAATATCCGTATCGTAAGGCAGGAATCCGCCCCGGATCCACCCAAGTTTTGACGTGGAGTACTGGACTGCGATATGCTCCTCATTGGCATTTTCCACGTCAGCCAGATACCGAACCAGATACTTTGCATTTTCGCTGGTAACAGCAATCCCACGACCTGAAAGCGATACAATTTTATTAGCAGATGTGACCATGGTTTTGGGGACAATGATCTCTTCCCATCGACCATTACGCTTATACGCCAGTTTTATCTGCTCTTCCCCAGTCTCTAGGTTCTTTAGGCGTTCTATTGGCAGGATGGGGTGATAACAGGCCAGGATATCGGTATACCCTGTTGATGGGTTCCTGAGGCAGATACCGGTTTCCGTTGCAAGCCATTCCTTACATTGCATGTTGTCATAAGGACCGGAAAAGTTTGTCCAGTTTTCCAAATAACAGGGAGCCTTAACTTTTTCCCGCTCCTGACGTTTCATTTCTTTCTCAACCTTTTTATAAGCTGATACCATTTCTCTAAATTCTGTCTTTACTCTGAGTTCCGCAGCCTTTAAGCCAAGGGAAGCAAGAAGTTCCGCCCGATACAGCTCATCTTCCTGGTCAAAAACTTCTGTCAGTACCTCGTTGGATAATAATGTTTCTGCCGTGAGCTCATTCAACGGCACCATGCTACCACCTCGCTTCTAATTCATTTAAATCTGCATGTATGCAAAGCTGATACTGCAGGGCATTGTAACAATCGCACCAGACATCACTGAAAGGCTCCGATCGTTCCATGTACGCCCTGTAAATGCCTATGAGCGTACAGTTGAGTTGCCTCTTTCTTTCAACTCTCCCTCGTTCTTTCTTTATCATTTCCCGACGTTTCTGGGACTTGTAAATGGTCAGTCTGGAAGAGAATGTTGGTTTTTCATAAGTTCCCCCAAGGAGCTGAAACGCCTCCTTGAAGGTAAGATTTTCCATCTGCTCAACAAAAGAAAAGATGTCTCCATTTGCTCCACAAGCATGACAATGATAATCCCGCCCGTAGACCTTCATAGAAGCCTGCCGGTCTCCCGCATGAAAAGGGCATTGAATAAACCCTTTCCTGTTAGGCTGAAAGCCATAGCGTTCCACGATATCCCTCATGCTATATGTATCTTTGATTTCCTCAACGGTCACCAGAGACACCTCCCAGTAATTCAATTATCTTGCTGCCGGTATGTAGTTTGTCGCAGAATAGGAACTGAGTATCATATTTGCGCTCCATAGTCTTTAAAATCTTTTCCAGCTTCTCGCCGGTGACTGCTTTTGGAGACGTCTTCAAGCGTGGATTGTTCCATTCATGAACATCATCAATGCTCTTGATCTGGTTGCTATGCTCCACCAATATGATTACCTTGACTCCAATTTCCTGGGCTCGTTTCAGTTCATCAGTAAATCTCCGATGCCCCTGGCAAACGTTTGATGCAACCTCGGTTAAATTTTGCTTCCGATCTATGATCAGTCTGGGATTGTCAAAATTCATATAGTCACCCACATGGAGCTTGCTGACAAAGTGCTGTATTCCCTGCTGATTGAAAGTGTCCACGATCTTACGGATTGCCCTGGCTTTTTCTCTGGAATCAATTTGTATAACCATCTGATCCCTCCTTAGTTGAATGGAAGACCTTCGTCTTCAACTCCATCTGGGATATTCATAAATCCGTCACCGATTGCACTACTGGGGGCAGGTCTTGATTCATTTGCCGGCCCATTTGTATTATTAGAATTCTTAGATTCACCAAATTCTACCTGCTCCGCAACAACATCTGTCGTGTAAATTTTTTGTCCATCCTGATTTGTATAGGAACCTGTTTGAATTCGTCCCTCAACAACAATTTTGTTACCCTGAAAGAAATATTTTTCAACGAACTCTGCTGTCTTTCCAAATGCCACTGTATTTATGAAATCCGAATTTTGCTCATTTTCTCTTTTAAACCGCCGATCAACCGCGATAGCAAAGCGGGCAACGGTATGACCATTATCTGAATATCTGACCTCCGGATCCCTGGTCAACCTGCCTATTAGAATTACTCTATTGATATGTCATTCCTCCTCTATATTTCATATTCCAGACCCTTGTTTGCCACATAAACAGTGCACGCCACCAACTCCTGGACTTCCTTCTGAAAAACGTTTTCATCACTTGTTCGATCTGACAAATGCATAAGACAGACCGTTCTTAAGTCATAGCTCTCGTTTACTCGGATAAAATCCTTGCAGGTATCAAGTTCCATATGTGTAAGCTTTATCCGTTCTTGTAAACCCTCATGATATGATTGGTTCAATAATTCCTTGCTGTAGTTGCACTCTATCATGATGTGATTCAAGCTTTTAAATTTATACCGGATATACTCAGTATCAGTCGCAAAAAGCAACCTTCCAACTTCCTGGTGTTCAATCAGAAAACCAGTACACGGTGCGTCATGCACTAATGGAAATGTTCTGACAGCAAAAGGCTTACTGATTGCCGATAATGCTCCTGTTATATGTCCCATGCTCGGTGCCATAACAGGAATACCGACTTTTATGTACTCATGTAGATATTTGGCATGGTCTCCATGCTCATGAGAGACGACCACTCCCGCTATCTTACTAATGTTGAAGTCCAGTGCCTTCTTGACCTCTTTGAATGGTATTCCAGCCTCTATAACAAGACACTCTGTCTCATTGTGGAGCAGATAGCAGTTTCCTGCCGATCCGCTCCCTAAACAGGTTAATTTCAAAATGGATCACCACCAGTTTGCTCAACAACTTCACTATTTACAACTACCGGTTCCTCGAAATCAACTGTATTCGCCTGACTTAAATCGTCTTCGTGCTGATTCACTGTCTCGTTGTCAATGTAGCGAGGGCTACCGTCTTCGCTAATGACCGCCATGTCCCGCTCGTATGCGTCAGACATTTCAATGCTCATAATGCCCCACTTGCTGATTAACTGCCGGATCATGGTTTTCTCAGCCATCTCGTCAAAGCTCTTATACCAGAAAGAAGAATACTTCCAGAGATCCTTTTTAGGAATCTTACCTTCCTGGAGCAAATGATAATCATCCAGGCTGAATGCCTGTGAGTACTGGTCTGCATGCTTTTCCATTTTTGATCTGGTCCAGAAGATCTCCTTTCTGAAGCCGTTAAGAAGTTCAAAATAAGCCAGATAACCAATTACCGGAAGTTCTTCCCTGATCGCATCGTCTTCAATGAATTCAAACTTATGCTTTCCAGTTGATCGATCGCGCCCCAGGTACTCACCTTGGCGGATATAAATTACATCTAAATCCTTATACTGACCTGTCCTCATTGCCAACTGCTTATAGCCTTTAGCCCCTAACTGAAACTGGGCATCAACAGTAATCACCTGACCATTACGATCCTTTTTCTTGTAGGGAACCATATAAAACTGTCCCAACTGGGGACTGGGGGAAAGATTTAAAGCTTCCCCCAAAAGTGCTGCACTTAAAATGCTGTTGTGGCTACATTCCTGTAAAGTTGGCGTATTCTGTACTGCAGATACCACGCTTGCAATAAATCTTGCTGTATTCTTCTGACCCACCACCTGCAGGATATTTGCTTTGACTTTATCGCTTGATAAAAAGCCTGCCATCCCTTTTGGTTGTGTCGTTGTAACTTCATTTCCCATCTTTACGCCTCCACCCTCAATGTGTTATTTATAGATACTTTCAAAAGAATAAGCTGCCCTTCCATATCCGGAATGTTAAAATCATTTACTGACTCTGCATTATCGATAAATATAGGTGCTGTCACGCCATAGATTTCCTGTAGTGCTGTAATAATATCCAGTCCCGCAACTACTCTATGCCCTGCATTCAAGGAACTGAAAGGAACTCCATTCACCATGCATTCGCAGGTTTCCCTGTATCCTCCATTGAGCTGATCTTCAAACAGACGGAAATTGACCAGCTTGAATTTTGAATTAATTCGTGAAGAAAGCAGGTCCATCTTTGCCTTAGTGAATTCTTCCAGAAGAAACAGTTCTTTCTCCTGATCAGCAATCAGCTGTGATGTAGTCCGCTGCTCCTGTTGCAGTTCCAGCACACGGGCCTGCACTCTCTGATTATTCTCTTTACCTGTGAGTACAGATTTAATTCTATCAAGCTGCGTAATCAGATCTTGTTTCTTCTGTTTTAATTGATTCAGATACCCTGATCCGGTTCCCATTTCCTGAGCCTTTTTTTCCATTTTCTGTATTTCTGCAGATATTGCCTGATAATCAGGACTGCCAGATATCTCCACTTGTTGAGGTAATTTAGCCAACTCTTCCATGGCTGCGGTCTTCCGCTTATTCTGTTCCACCTTATTGGCTTTACAGGTTTCCAGCTTCTCTTTAAGTACGCTAATCTCCTTTTCAAAAGCTTCAATATTTGTAGCAACCTGTTTTCCATTCTTAACAATGTCAGAGAGGCTCTTTTGCTTATTGGACTGGAACTCTTCCAATTTAACTTCTTTCTGCTCTGGTGGAAGTGCCTGTTTGCACATAGGGCAACATAAAGTGTCTGCGCTTACCTGCATAGCCTGCATTTCCTTATGGTTCTTAAGCAACACTTCTCTATAAGACCGGTTGCTCTCCAGAAGTTCCCGTTTTTGCTGAATCTCTCTTTCTGTCTTCTCATACTCTCTTATAGCATCTGAGAAGGAGTATCCGGCATCATCAATTCTCCGCTGAATTTCCCGACGCTGATTCATCAGATCTTCATTCGCTTTGCGCTTTAATTCCCCCAGGTCAAACTGTTTTTGCATAATTGCACTGTTGATCTGGGTAAGTACTTCACTGGCTTTTGATGCGCTGTTTTCCTGCTCTGCCAGATCATTAATCTGCTTTTCCAGATCGGTTTTCTGGTTCTCACATTCTGTAAAATCAGCTTGTACTAATCCTTTGCTGGCTTCGTCAATTCTGGCCGGAAGTTCCGCCTGTCTCTTGTTCAGTTCTTTTAACGCCTTTTTTGCCTTAGCGGTCAGATCATCCACGGAGAACTCTTTCAAAACCTCAGACAGTGAAGCAAATCTCTGATCTGTGGAAATCACATCCTGATCCGTAACCTCGGAAACCAATTTTAAAAGAATCGCTCTCTGATCCTTCCATTTCAAAGAAGTAAACGCCTGAGGGCTGGTGATTAATTTAAATAGTTCCTCATTCATCAAATCATCTATGTAAGCCTTATAATCCTTTTCTGCCTTGGGGATTTCATTTATTTCATATTTATTGATATTCCCCTGTAGCTGAGAAACCTCGCTGCCTCTCTTTTTAACCCAGTTCTGCTCCTGCGTCTTACAAAGCAGAATATCCTTCCCATCCGCCTCCAATACGGCAGATACTTTAATAACCAGATTATCAACAGGCTGACCCTGGCGGTTGTTGGGACGAATGTTAAAATCGGACTTCCCCTCGCTATCCTTATTGAAAAGAAGCCATGTAAAACCGTCCATAATGGTTGTTTTTCCGGTTGCGTTCTGACCGGAAATGGTTGTTCTCTCCTGGAAATCAATAACTAACTGAGTGATTCCCTTAAAATTCTCAATAGAAATTTTCTTCAATCTCAGATTCATTCTCTTGCAATCCTCCTATGCCCTATGTATAATAGGGGTGAATAATATTTACTTGTTACCTTGATTCCCTGGCTGTTCCCGCAGCTGGGGTTTCTGCTTCTTGGGAATTGATTCCTCTTTTCCCTCTCCATCATTAAGTCCTTTGGCTACCGCGTAGGCTGCATCTTGATTATAAATAATTTCGCCTGCATACTCCCGGTTGCCAGAATGATCCACCTCACTGATATCTCTTAACCGGTAGACCTGAAAAACCCTTTCATCACCTATAAATTGGGATGATACTTTCCATTTACCATGCATGTGATTTCACCTCCTCTCACATAACCTCTAACGCGCCGACTACAAAAAACATCAAAGCCATTGCGCCGATGAAGATCACTGTCGGCATGATCCGTTTCATAATTTGCTTTATCTTTGAAGGACCAGCGTCAGTGTAATCGGCTAAATTGTCATAGTACCTCATACGTTCTCCTTTCCTTGTGGCTTGTCCATACCGACCGGCATCAGCCGGTTTCATCTTTCTTCTCTTTATCTCTGTAGATACTAGATGCGATTCGACCGACATTATCAAGGATCTCCTGCTTCTCTTCCTCTGTTTTCACAAAACAATCATCGTGAGCACGAATAAGTGTATTACCGATTTTCATTTCCATGATTTGCATATGTAACACCTCTCTTTCTCTTAAGCCTATGCGATATTGGTTGTACTTGTTGCGTACTTAAAACTCTTCTCTAATAATCTTTGCAGGGATACCGCCGACTTGGATACGGACAGCAGTTACAATGCCTGCAGTACTTGCATTTTATATGTATTATGATTTCTTGCTTATGCAATTTTTCACAACAACAACCTTACTTTAATGATGCTGTACTTCCCATAATATATTTTTATTATTCCAGTTATTTTAGTTTAGTTTTCTAAACTTTTTCTGTAAAAAAATATATTGGTATTTCACTTTTATCAAGACCAAGAGACTCACATGCACAATTGATTTCATTTTGCGTAAAATCTAATTTGCCAGTTAATCTTTGACTTAATGATACTCTTCCTATCCCTATGGCCTCTGCAAAAGCATCTTGTGTTCCAAATATTTCTTTTATCTTTCCTCTAAGTTTACTATAGTCACACGCCACTAAAATCGCTCCTTTCTTGTTTAGTTTTCTAAACTTTGCAAATACATATTATCATGACTTAATGTCATCGTCAAGTGTTTGTTTAGTTTTCTAAATTTATATTTAGTTAAAACAATTATAATGTTGCGTTTTCTGAACATTCATGTTAATATGAAAACAGCAAAGGAGGTTGCTATGAAATCTATATCTGAAAGAATTGTCGAGGGAATGGCTATTAGGAACATGAAGCAAGTTGATATTATAGAAGCGACGGGAATAAACAAGGGTTCTCTAAGTTCTTATATATCAGGAAAATATGAACCAAAACAAACTAACATCTTTAAAATTGCGAAGGCCTTGAATGTCAATGAAGCATGGCTAATGGGACATGACGTTCCCATGGAACGTACATTAAAGAATACTAATAATAAGCCTAACTATGACAATTGTAATCGTCCACTTTCTCACCAGGAAAAAAGCCTTCTACATAAATACCGTTCAATCGATACTAAGGGTAAGCATACAATTAATACAGTATTAGAAATGGAGTACATTAGATGTAATCCAAGCAGCAATACAATAACAAATGTAGAAGCAAAAATAACCAATGATAAATCTTTTGTTGAACCAGTGGCCGCTCACGAACGTACAGATATAGAAGTGACCGAAGAAATGAAAAAATATGATGATGCTTTCTTTGATGAATAATTGCGTAACGCAAAGATTAAAATAGCCAATGGCTTTTTAATAAAATCTAAAGAAAAGGGGAAATGAGTATGGATAATGTTTTTTTGCTTCTTTTGATAGTAGGGGTTTTAGGGATTCCGGTGAGCCTAATATTTTCGGTTATTAGATTCCTGCAAAAGAAGAAAGTAAAGCCAAGTTTAATGTGTGCAGGAGGATTATTCGTTTTGTGCATAATAAGTTTTATCGGATTTGGTGTAACTTATAAAACATCCGGTAAAAGCACTCAAGGACAAGAGGTTTTAAATAGCGCCGAGAGCATATCAGTTACATCGGATACGAGCAATGAAACAATTAGTGAGAAATTGCCAACAAGTACAGAGATCGAAGCCAGCACTGAAAATGAAACATCAACTGAAGCATTGCCTAGTACGGAAGAAGAAACAACTATTGCCCCTACCGAGGATGCTCTTTTTGCTACAAAAATATGTGAAAGCGGACTTGTGTCTCAAGATGTAGCGGAAGGAGCTTATGCAATCTTAAAAAATGATATGGGGTTTGAAAAGATATCAGTAACCGGAACTAATAAAGTAGGAAATACGAACTTTGACATAAAAGCAGATAACTATAATTTAATGATTACTGTAAGCGATCAAATTTATAGAGTTATATGTGGGGACTATACCTTGTATTCCGATGGGGCAGTTAAATTAACCAAGCAAGATTTAGAAGATAGGAAAATAGGAAACAATGGAGCAAGTTATTATGCTATAGCTAAAGAAATAGTATCCTCAAATTTAAAAAATCCTACAAGTGCCAAATTTGCTTCCATGGAGAATTGCCAAATGGCACGCAAGGGAGATCTTGTGGCTGTAAAGGGGTATGTAGATGCAACTAACTCATTTAATGCCAAAACAAGAAATGAATTTGTTGTAGAATTCAATGTATTAGATTTAGCTGCTTTCTCTTATAAAACCGTATACATCAATATAAATGGAGAATCTTCGGGTAAATACATTGATATCAAATAATTAAACCTAAATATAAAAAACCGCCCAGCACTCGCAATGCTGAACGGCTTTACACATAGATTTTCTCTTGCCGGACTCCCGGAAAGATATATCCATCTAGACAATGGAATTATATCATTTTCGGAAACAGCTTGCAATAGCTGTTATTTTTGTACCCAAATTTAAGTAAACTATACAAGGAGATGATATAATGCTTGACCCATCAGGAATCTATTACATGTACTTACGTAAATCCAGAGAGGACCGGGAAGCCGAAGCCCATGGCGAAGGAGAGACTCTTGCCAGACATGAAAAGCGCCTTAACGAACTGGCCGAACAATTAAAAATCACAATCTCCCACATCTACCGTGAAGTAGTATCTGGAGAAACCATCGCCGCCCGGCCAGAAATGATGCGTATGCTTTCCGACATTGAAAACGAGCAGCCTGATGGTGTATTAGTGGTAGAGCTGGAACGTCTCGCCCGTGGAGATACCAGAGATCAGGGTTTGATCATGGAGACCTTCAAATATGCAAACACCAAGATCATCACCCCCATGAAGACCTATGACCCCAACGATGAATTTGACGAAGAATATGCCGAATTCGGGCTTTTCATGAGCAGACGAGAATACAAAATCATTAACCGACGTTTACAAAACGGCCGTCGTGCTTCCACCAAGGAAGGAAAATGGATTTCCAACGTGGCTCCATATGGATATGAACGGGAAAAACTCCCTCACGAAAAAGGATTCACTCTGACTCCGCATCCTGAAGAAGCAAAGATCGTTCAGTTCGTATTCCAGCTATTCACCGAAGGAACACCGGAATCTGATGGACTCCCCCTGGGTCCCACTCAGATCGCCCACCTCCTCGACGACATGAAAGTTTCCCCTCGCAAATCTGATCACTGGGAAACCGGAGTGATTAAAGGCATTCTAAAAAATTACGTATATATCGGAAAACTGGAGGTAGGCAAGCGCAAGCAGCTTAAGGTCATAGAAAACGGCACCGTCAAACGCTCCCGCCCCATTAACAATGACTCAGAGATCTTCGATGCCATTCACCCTCCCATCATCGACGAACACGTTTTCTATACCGCAAGGAAAAAACTGGAAGCAAACTTTCGCCCCACCAATTTCTCCACAATTAAATCCACACTGGCTGGACTTTTATACTGTAGCGAATGCCAGAAAGCAATGTACCGCCGCCCTGCAGGCGCAAGGAACCCAAATGATACCGTACTATGTAAAACGCACGGCTGCCCTACCGTTGGCTCTTTCTATTATCTGGTAGAAGAACGCCTCCTCCAGTTTCTCGAAAAAACGCTAATAGATTACAAAATCCGGATCCAGGGAGAAAACACCGGTGACTGGACCGAAGTTCTGGAACGAAAAAAAGCCGTTCTAACAGAATACAAAAACGAAACAGATATCCTAAATAAGCAGCTTGAATCCGTATACGATTACTTCGAACAACAAGTCTACTCCCTCGATCTCTTTCGCAAACGATCCGGAGACTTAAACAAAAAACTGGAAGACAACGAAAAACTAATAAAAACCATAGAACGTGAAATGGAAGAAATCAAAGATCGCATCATCAGAAAAGAACAGTTCATCCCCTATTTTGAAAACGTCCTGAAATCTTACTCAAAAACAGACGACCCCTTACGCAAAAACGCCCTGTTAAAGCAAATTGTCGATCACATTTACTACACCAAAACAAAAAAAGGCACACGCCTTGGGCAGGGAGTGGACTCCTTCACCCTCGACGTATACCTGAAACTACCCTTCCGGGATTTTTAA